GATAGCATCTTCTTCATCTGAGGATAAAGTTCCTCCTGCTGTAGTTACAGCATCTATATAAGCTTGGGCATCAGTATCACCTCCTGCTGCCATATAGGCAAATGGGCTAAATAGCATATTAACTAAAGTTTAATAGTGAAGTTCCGTATAATGCTGTATTTTCAAATGAAACAAACGTTAATATATCTTTACTTGAGGCTGCTGCTGTAATAGTTGGTGCTGTTCCTCCTGAGAATAAAAACTCACTTGGAGCAAATGATAATGAACCACTATTTGTAGCATCATGTAATACTTCTAAATTAATAGTTTGTCCTGCTTGGATATTTGTAGCATCTAAGTGAACATCACTTTGTTGGTTAATTGTTAATGTAAACATATTTCCTAAACTACAATCCATAGATGCTGTATTAGAGGTAATAGTTAGACTATTTACTTCTCCGACAGCTGAGCCTGATACTGTAATATTTGGAACAAATACTGTGTCATCTTTTGTTGCTTCTACTCCATTACCACCTATTACTACAACATTATTTCTTCCTGTAATTGTAGTATTTTGAGCACCGTAAATATAAGCATTATCACTACCACTAATGTAGTTATTCACCCCACCATACATTTGTTGGAATGAACCACTATCTGTAGTAGAACCACTATTACCAATGATTACGTTATTATCTGTGAAAGGACCAAGATAGCTAGTAGTAGGACCTATTTTGTTAGATTTACCACCAATAATAATCGGGAATCCATTAGCACCAGTATTACCAGACTGGCCTATTACGTTTTGATAACCACCAACAATACCACCATATACTTCTCTCCAACCTTCGTTAGAGTTTGATGTTCCATGGAAGTTTCTTACATCATTTTCTTTACCACCAATAACAAAAATACCATCACCTCCATTAGCATTAATGACATTATCTTCACCACCACCAATGATATAACCTTGGTCATTACCACCACCTATATAATGACCTTCTCCACCTAAAATAACAGCTCTACCAGCATTATTAATAGTATTACTTTGTCCACCTAAAATAGCAACCGAATTACCTCCAACATTATTTCCACTACCGTGAGAAATACCAGTGTAAGAACCACCAGCTGTGTTATTATAACCACCTACAACTGTAGAGTTAGTACCAGTTGATGTTCCTGCTTCACCACCAAATACAGCAGCTCTAAAACCTGAAGCGGTTGAGTATTCACCACCAACTACTGCTGATGTATTACCTGTAGCAGAGTTTTGATATCCACCAATAGCAACTTCATTTCCATTAGTTCCTACTGTATTAGTACCATCTCCTGAAGTAAGAGGTCCTACTAAATCTAAACTACCTGTAATATCTGCTGAACCTGTAAATGGGAATGCATTTGCGGCTGGTAAGTTTGTCAAACCTGAACCATCACCAATAAACTCTGAAGCACTAATATAACCTGAAGCTGAAATATTAGCATCAACTGTTACTAATGTTCCATCATCACTAATGCTTGAATCTTCTAAGTGGTGACCACCATTACCTTTTACAAGTGTATTTGCTGTTGGGTAAACATGTGTACCTTTAGTTGAATATTCTGGACCAAACATTACAACACCATGTTCTGTAGTAGCACCACCATCATCTGTGTATTCATAGAACCAATCATTAGTTTGGCCATCAAACTCTAATGAAGCTGTATTATTTGTTGAACCTGAATCCTGAACAACTATACCAGCATATCTTTCTGTTGGTGTATTATTGTTTAGAATGATATAGGCATCACCAATGATTTTAGCTGAACCTGTAATACTTTCTAAGAAACCAATAGAGGCACTTGTGAATGAAGCATTACTTGCTGTAATACTATTAATGTTAATATTTGCTGTTGATACTAAATCATCTGCAATTAAAGCATGTGAAGCTGAAGTAGATGTATCTGCGGCTAAAGCACTATCTGCTTGTGCTGCATGGCTAGCAGAAATACTTGAGGATACGTTGGTTACTTCAATGTCAAATGTAGTAGCATCGTCCTTGGTGAACGTAATAGTAGCATCACTTACAGACGCAGTAATCATCGCAGCATTAGCATCTACAATAACATAAAATGTATTAACATCTGGAGTTAATGCGTTGTATTCTGCTTGTGTTAAAGTAACAACGTGTTGAACTTTTTCTCCACTTGTAAAAGTATCTGTAATATTGTCAATAGCTGAACCACTAAATGAACCACTAATTCTTTGGTATTCACCTGTTAGAACAATATCTTGTGTAGCTGTATTGCTATTATCTAATACTTCTTGTAAAGTAGAAGCACCAGCATTCTCAGCAAATGAAGCTGTTAATGCTTGTGTAGCATAAGATGCTGTTACATTTAATAAATCAACATCATTTCCTAATCCATCATTTAAATCATTCTCACTTCCTGATATTTGAAGTAAATATTGAAATGAAGCCGATATTGGTAAGCTAGTTAAATTCCTTCCCATTCTATTCTATATTTGAACCCCAAGGGTATTGTTTGTATTTCGAGTCTGTAATTCTAAGTCCTGCCTCTTTAGCTTGTTCGTAATGAGCTCCAACACGAGCATTTCTACTAAATACGATAGGTGAACGATATTGAGAGGCATAATCAGGCCACATCTCGTATAATTTATTATTTGTATTTAATTCAGGAAATAGTGCTTGTTCTTCAGCTAAGTACGCTGATAATCTATCAGCATAGAACATCATTTTATTTTCTGTATTTTGTCTTTTTACGTTGAATAATGACCTGTCTACTTCAATACTATTTTCACCTCCTGTAGGAGTTAATAGTCCTGAGTTGCGAGGTCTGATAAAGATTGCCTCTAATGCTTCATAGTAGGCCGCGTATAAAAGGAAGTCCTGCACGTAATCGTCTACTAATGTTTTATAATTACCTGTTAAAGTACTTGCATCAATATCACTTAGGATTTTATTATATAATTTAGTTCCTAAAATACGTTGTACAGAAATGTCTTGAGCAGTTCTAACAGCATTTTTTAGTAATTCCGAATCTACAGAATTATTAAGATCTGTAAATTGCGTTAATTTTGCTTCTGAGATTATTAGTGTATTTGTCATACTAAAGGTAATTCAGTTATTGGTTCATTTACATTTGCTTCTGCTTCTTTATCAGCTTTTTCAATTTCAGCTTCTAATTCGCTATCATCACCTACTTCAGCATCAATAGAAGTTACTACATCTACCTCTTCTTCACCTGTATCGTACAGTTTAAGTTGTTGAACACCTACAGTAATTTCTTCTTCTGGGTACATAAAGTTGAGTAAATCCTCAATTACTTGAAGAATATCTTGTTGGTAAGGTCTAATTACAGTGTTTACTAAAAGTAAGTAAGCATCAACTGTTTCATCTCTACCTCCTAATTGTCCGGCTGTCTTAATTCCTAAAATCATAGGAGAAGTAATACGGTGACCTGTTAAGATACGTTGTACAACCATATCATTAATAGTTGTGTAATACCCGTCAGCTCCGTTTTGAGGGATAGGTTCAACTTTAGGTGCATTTTCTGGAGAATCTACATCAATATACATGAGATTACCAGCATTATTAGTACCGGAGTATTGTAATTGAAGCATTCTTTCAATAGCTTCTCTTTCCTCCTCGTTAGCATTGGTAAACGTAGTTACCATTAAAGATGGTGCTAAGCCATTCTTAATATTATTTACATGGAAATTAGAAGTTTCAATATCTAATTCAATGTCTCTTAGAGCACCTACATAATCAGGTAGTGGGTAATATTTTTGTCCTGGTCTGTAAGGATTAAAAACATAAATTTGTTTTGGTTCCTCTCTATTTGTGTTAGGGTTGAATACAGGTAAGTAAGGCATTTCATCAATTGGAGCTTGTCCGTAACGATAAGCTTCTGACCATTCATCACTAATGTAATAACCTGGTATTCTACCTCTATAATCTTTTTCTTTTGCTCTTAACCACGAGAAATCAATGTGGTATACTTCAGCAACTCTTGTTCTTGACTTATTCCAAATAACCTCCATTGCAAAACCACCATACAACTTATAATCTTGAGCTACTTTTTTAAATACATCATTCCATGATTCATCTGTTGTATTTGCTCTTTTAATTACGTATTCTGGATCTGCTGTTAAACCTTCACCAACAATACCATCTACAATAGCGTTTACACAAGTATTGTGAATAGAAGAATTATTATATAGGTCAATTAAATCGTTAGGGAAGGAATTATAATTTCCAAACTTAACGTATTGATCAGTTTTTTTCTCTAGCATATTAATACGACTGTTATAGTCCTTACTAATATTTGCAAATTTTAGTTTATCCATTGTATGTTGTATAAGTACCGTTCTCGTTTGACGATACGTATGTTGTTATACTACTCTCATTGCTACCACTGATATATGCTCTATCACTGTAAAGTAAATCTACTAATGTAGTAGTTAAATCTCCTACTGTACTCCAAGTATCTGATTCTGCTGTCCATGTTGTAGCTAATGTTCCCCATATTGCCGGATCTATCGTACCTTCAGCAGTATAAACTGCTACATCATATTGTCCTGAAGGAACAGGAACTACACTACCTGAATTTTGGATTAATAACCAATTATTATATTGTGTAGGTAATGATGTTGCTGTTACCTCAAAAGTACCATTTGATTGGTCATATGATTGAGAATATTGTACCCTTAGAGTATTGTAATATCCTGAACCAGTGTTAACTGTCTCAAGATACAAAGCATTTGTGTTGGTAGCAAGGGACTTATTAAATTGTAGCATATCTCTAAAAAAATAAGGTTAGGGGCCATGCGTTAGCATAACCCCTTTCCCTAATTGGTTTTATTATCCAAGCGTGATGCCACTAAGAGCATCAGCTAAACTCCCAGATATCTCTGAACTGGGACTGGGTTCTTGACCTGTGAAGGTTAAATTATAGCCATTTAAATCTCCAAATGCAACACCAGTAGCACCTGTACCACTTAGTAATTGCATACCTCTGTCTTGACCTAATAACCAGTAACGACCTACGCCGTCAACTGTACCGTTATTAGTTTCAACAATGATTTTGAGATCTGGATTTTGAGCTAATACTTTAACTTGGTTACGAGTAGCAGACTGTAACTTGAAGAACACTGCATTTAGTGTTTGTTCGTAGAATACAGTTCCGTTTTCAGGAGTTGACGTAATAGCTTCTGAGAAATCAGAAGTTTGACGGAACAACTCGAATTTAAAAAATTCACCTGAACCAGTAATACCCGAAATTAACCCTTCACTTGCGTCATCGACTGTGTCGATAGAACCAGATAGAATGTATAGATTAGTAATCCCACCTACGTTGTCACGACAACCTAGGGTAAAGCCACTTGTAATATCACATGTTGACATAATTTTCTGGTTTTAATTTAATATTGTGGGGGCCTAAGCCCCCACTTTATTAAGGGTTATTATTAGGCGAGGTCGTTA